TCTAACATCACACGATCTTAAACAATTCATACGCAAGCGCGCAAACGAAAAACTAGTAGAGCTAGGCTATGAAAAAGTTTTCGAGTATGATGACAATGCAGCAAGCAATTTAGACTGGTTCTATCATCTAACCGGTGGACATACGCATACTGATTTCTTTGCGATGCGTCCAACAGACTACTCAAAAGCAAACGAAGGTGAGGACTTCGAAGACATCTGGTAATGAAAAATAAATTACTCAAGTCATTACTTGGTGATAAAGGATTAACACCCTTTCAGAGAATAGCAAGAAGACTTGGTTACATGGGCACAGGGTTTTTAATAGCAGGGCAATGGACCCTGCACCCACCCATGTTTCTTATAGGCTTTGTTTTAGTAATAACACAAGTTGCAGCACGCAAACAATGGAACTTAGTTCTATTATATTTGAACGGTCTTGCAGCTTGGATAATGCACTTTATAAAATAATATGTGGAATAATGAATGGATAAAAGGAGTTGATTACCCAGAATGGGGTGACAACGAGGTATACAAGAAAACAATTGGTGGCCAATACCTACTACCAGGTGAGTCTCCAGCTGATGCTTATATGAGGGTTTGTAAGACAGTTGCGATGCGTCTAGGACGTCCAGAATTGACTGAAACTTTTTATAAGTATGTATGGCAGGGTTGGTTGTGTTTAGCATCCCCTGTGCTGTCTAATACCGGTACAGAACGTGGCTTACCGATAAGTTGCTTTGGTATTGATGTTGGTGATAGCATATATGAGATAGGTAATAAGAACCTTGAGATGATGCTATTAGCAAAGCACGGTGGAGGAGTTGGTGTAGGTATGAATATGATCAGACCTGCTGGTGCAAAGATAACAGGAAACGGTACATCAGACGGAGTAGTACCTTTCTGCAAGGTATATGACTCAACAATATTAGCAACGAATCAAGGAGCCGTAAGACGTGGTGCAGCGTCAATAAACATAAACATTGAGCATGAAGACTTTGATGAATGGTTAGAAATAAGAGAACCAAAAGGCGATGTTAATAGACAGAGCTTAAACCTTCATCAGTGTGTAGTTGTTGGTGATAAGTTTATGCGTAAGTTAGAAAATGGAGATGTTGATGCGCGAGACAAATGGAGTAGACTAATACGCAAGCGCAAGGCAACTGGAGAGCCTTATATATTATTTAAAGGCAATACAAATAAAGCAAATCCTCAGGCATATAAAAACAATGGACTTAAAGTTCACATGACTAATATATGCAGCGAGATAGTATTGCACACAGATGAATCTCATAGTTTTGTTTGTTGTCTATCTTCTTTAAATCTAGCTAAGTATGACGAATGGAAAGATAGTAATTTAATTTACGATGCTACTTGGTTTTTAGATGGAGTACTAGAAGAGTTTATACAGAAAGCAAAAGGTAAAATTGGATTTGAAAATTCAGTTAGATCAGCTGAAAAAGGTAGAGCATTAGGTCTTGGCGTATTAGGTTGGCATACATACTTACAAGAGAAAATGATACCATTTGAAGGTTTGTTTGCTCAATATGAAACTAGGAAAATATTCTCTCAGATAAAGATTGAATCTGAAAGAGCTAGTATGGATCTAGCAGAGTACTATGGTGAGCCATTGTGGTGTGTTGGCAGTGGAATGCGTAATACACATTTAAGAGCAATAGCACCGACAGTGAGCAATAGTAAACTATCCGGGAATGTATCATCAGGTATTGAACCATGGGCAGCTAATGTATTTACAGAGCAGTCTGCTAAAGGTACTTTCATAAGAAAGAATCCTACATTAGAAAAGCTATTAGAACAAAAGGGATTTAATACCAAAGAAATCTGGGATAAAATACTTCAAGACGGTGGCTCAGTTCAAGACTTAGACTGTTTAACACAAGACGAAAAAGATGTGTTTAAAACGTTTAAAGAAATCAACCAACTAGAATTAGTTAATCAAGCTGGAATTAGACAACAGTATATAGATCAGAGTGTTAGTTTAAACCTTGCTTTTCCAAATGAAGCGTCTCCAAGGTGGATTAATAAAGTCCATATGGAAGCCTGGAAAAAAGGTATTAAGACTTTGTACTATATGCGAACCGAGTCTGTGTTAAGAGGCGATATAGCTTCGAAAGCTCTAGATGAAAGTTGCTTAAGTTGCGACGGCTAGAAATGAATAAAGGGGCTTATGCCCCTTTTTTTTATTTTTCTCCGCAAGGTTTCCCATTAGCGATGTTAACCCATTTTTCTTTTTGAAACCAATCTCGCAATGTTGCTCCAGGTTTTCTGGCGTCTTTAACATTTGTAGAACTTGGTCTTTTGTATCCTCCTTTTGCCGCTGTCCTTTGCTTAGCGTTAATAAGCTTTTGTCTCTCAGCTGGACTCATACTTTTATATTTGTCATAAGGTAAACAAACTTTTTTAGTTCCTCCACCTTTTATTTTACTCTTAGGCATTTCTTTTTCTTTTTATATCTCTTTGTATCTTGTACATGTTAGCATAAGCTTCTTTCTCCCAAGGCAGACTTTTGTCTTTTGGATTAACACTCATAGTTGGATACCTACTTTCAGACGATGTTGGTGTTTGCTTCCATGAATAATTCAAAGAGTCAAACTTTAGTCTACCATCTTTTATCTGTTGTTTATGTACTGTTTCATGAGCTATAACTAAAGACTTATCTTTTCTAGAGAGATCCTTATTTATATGAATAGTCTTATGCTCATCTACAAAACCCCACATATTTTTCTCTGGCATTTCTACTTCTTTGATAACATTATCAAGATGATTAGATGTTTCATGTAAACCTAATACTTGGTTCTTATTTTTTAATTTAAATGCCATTAGTCTGAAAATATTTTATATACGTTTAATATATCTTGAACGATACTGTGCCTGTGGTTCTTTTTCAGGCATACAAAGTTAAAGCCAGGTACTTGCTCTTCAACACGACGCAGGAAAGACAGTCCACTTATTTTTTTATCTTTCAAATCTATCTGCGCTATATCCCCACATAAAACCATTTTTGATCCATGTCCTAATCTACCTAGTAATGCTTCTGTTTGTGCATGTGTTAAGTTTTGTACTTCATCAGCGATCAACATTACATTAGTAAATGTTAATCCTCTTATATAGCCAAGTGGTAGTATTTGAATATTGCCCTCGCTTATCTCTTTTTCTATTTTATTCTTATCGTATAAGTTATAGAAGTTTTGATATATAGGTTGCAACCATGGATCCATCTTTTCTGATATGTCACCAGGTAAAAATCCAAGATCTTCGCCTGCCAACACGGCTGGTCTAGTGATTATTAGTTTATCTATTTCTTTTCTAAACAATAAATCTAAACCAACAGCAGTTGCTAATAGTGTCTTACCAGAACCTGCAGCGCCAGTCACAACAGTAACGGCGCTATCAAGTATTATTTCTTTTGCTACTTTTTGTTCTTCGTTTAATTGAAGTTTAAACTTTATTGGATTCTTAGGTTTTCTTTTAGCTTTGAAAACTTCATCGTTATAATCCGTCATATAATATTATTTATTTTTAGGTTTCTTTTTTCCTAAATTGCCAGGTCCACCGGCTTTTGTACATCTAACTCCCCAGCCAGATGCGTAGGCGCTAGGCCATACTTTGAACTTCTTCTTAGCAGCAGCTTTACAAGCTGGACTTATCTTACCCACGATTAGAATTTTAATCTATAGAAAGTGACATTGTATCCAATACGAGAGTCACCTCTAAAAGTAATTTCAGCCTCAATATCTCTACTGGCAAGTTCTCTCATTAGAGCATCGTGCATTGGATCTTGCATAAAGAAACATGCATTATAGTTTGGTGCTGATATAAAGTTAACGCTAACTTGTTTAAAACCTCTAGGAGGATTACAAGGAGCTACAGGCCCGATGTGTGGTTTAACTGCTATTGGTGATCCGTGTGGATTAGCTGATTCAAGCATAACTCCTTTAACAGTTACTTTACGCCCGTCAAAGCGCGATGGATTGTCAGCAAATGTTGCGCCTGGTATTGCCATTTGAGCCATTGCAGCTACAGACATAAACAATACAGTTAATAATATAGTTGTTTTTTTCATGATTTATTTCTTATGAATGCCTTATAATGAAATATGCTAGCCCAAGTAAACAAAGCGGCATATCCTATGTTTATTATTATCTCTACATTTAATGGATACTGAGCAGATAGTACATTCCATAGCGCGCCAATTGATGGTATTGCTAATCCTATCCTCAATAGTATTGTTTCAAAAATGTTTAATCTTGCCAATGCTTTTATTTCTCTTCCAAATATAAATATATAGAACAATGTAGCATTAACAAATATAAATAAGTTTGCTATTTCGTTTATAACTTGTAGTAAATCCATTATACTTTATTTAAAAATCTTTTAGACACAGCTTCAACTCCTTTTAATCCTAGAAAACCTAAAACAAATGCAATACCATTTTCGTATTTTACGTCACTGATATTTAGCAAGTGCGCTGCAACTGGTGTAATGTAATTAGCGCTAGCTACTCCAGCTATTATAGAAAAGAAAGATTGCTTCCAATTTATAGCAGCACCTTTGCCAAGCAATAATAAGCTCCCGAATAAACCAGCTATACTTTGCATAATGTTTATTCCGATCTCGTCTAAGAATGTTTTCATTTTTTATTTTGTTTTCCTCCTCTACTGTATGGGAACAATGTATTCATTGCCTCGCGTCTGCCTTCGCAACCACAAGGTATATTTAAACCTTGAGATACTTTATCTACAACCTTTTTAATGCCAGTGGCTTTTGTTACTTTGTGTATTGTATCTCCTAATCCTCTTGATTCCATATTAATATTTACCTCTTATTCCTTTTGGACTTGACTTAGTACTTCCACCTTTACCAGCCCATAAATCTTTACAAGCCCAGTATTTAGCAGATAATTTATCTTTTGCATTGGCACAACCATGTCTAGCCCTGAAGCTTTTTCTAGCAGCAGCAGAATAATTGTGACCATACTCAGATGCGCCGTAGTGTATTATCTTTTCTTTACCTCCAGAGCAAGCTTTTACAACCCTCTTTTTACCAGCTTTTGGCGATGGCTTAGGAGAGTTACATTTCATTTTTGATTTGTCTAGTTTTTTCATTCAGTTAAACCTTTCCACATTTCAATTATTCTTGGATCTGGATATATATCAGCTTTATCGTATCTAACGCTGTTGTGAGTATAAACGCCAGGCTCAGCCATTAATGCGCGCATGGTAACATCCCATACGTCTTCATTGTAATCTAAAGGAATATTATAAGTCTTACTCCAGAACAATAACAATTTACGAACACTTTCTATTTGTTCATCTGTGTACTTATGCCAGAACTTACTACCTCTATATTCTTCATCTAACGTACAGACTTCGTCTGCGTTTATATAATTGCCGTATATACTTTTAAACCTGCTCCCAGATGGTTCTAATGGTCCGTATGAACATAGTTCAATGCCTATACTTATTTTGTCTAACGATACATAAGGTAAACCTTTACTATCAAACACAGACTCTTTAAGTCCTAAGTGATACGCCCAATATAAAGAAGAAAACGCTTGCACAATAGATCCGTCTCTAGATATACAAACAGCAGTACCAACACGAGCTCTATCATTAGCCCAAATATCTATCGTGCGTTCGCCTGTTGGTCCACCAACCGTATGGTGCAAATATATTTGTTTCTTTGGACTAGATTGCTTTATGTATTGATGCGGCTCTAGCGGATGTTGTTTTAAATTTAAATCATCTAGAGTTATCTCTATGTTATTGGCCATATAATATTTATTACTTGATTTGATTTTATTTTACCCTTCTACCACCACCAACTCTTATTCCACTGCCAACCCTAGATCCAGCCTCGACTCT